CCAACTTGGCTTGGAATCCGGGGGCAGTGCTGCGGCAGTTCATGCAGCCCCTTCAGACCGTGATGCCGGATATGGGTATCAACAACACCCTGTCCGCGATGAAGACAGCGGTCAAGTGGATGCGGGATGAGAAGCTGCAGAAGTACTACGAAGCGAGGGGCGTGATCACCCGTAACGTGCAGCATGAACAGTTCCGGGAAGTGAGTGATGCACTCCGCCAGTTCCAGGGTCGTGGACTCGCGGGCCAGGCGTCAGAGGCCGTTCGGTTCTTCCAAGAGAAGGGGACCGTCGCCTTCAAGTCGGCGGATGACTTCATGCGTATCACGGCGTATGATGCGATGATGGGACACAGCCTCCCACACCTCAAGCGCTTCGCGAAGGGTGAGACGAACTGGGTTCAGTTCTTCGAGGCCAGTAAGTTGGACAGGTTGGACAATGCGGAGGGTCCGTTTACCCAGGTGATCCGGAAGTTGCTGGCCGAGGGGAACGTGGAGACCGCGCAGCACGAGATGGCCTTCAAGTTCATGCAGGATACGCAGTTCATCTACAGTCGGGGGAACAATCCGTACGTGATGAATTCCACGATGGGTCGCTTCCTCGGACAGTACGGTACGTGGCCGGCGCAGTACATGGAGTACATGGGGAACATGTATCGGAGGGGAAGCCAGAAGAATCGGATTACGGCTTTCAGCCGCTGGCTCGGCGTGAACGGGGCAATGGCGCTGGGGGCCTCGAGCGTGTTGGGTGTGGACCTGAGCAAGTGGAGCTTCTTTGCCCCGTTCGGGTACACGGGTGGTCCGTACATGGAGATGATGCAGCAAGCCGGGAGCGCTGCGAAGCTTGCTGCGGGCGGGAACATTGATGTGGGGAAGTCGTGGGAGAAGACGAAGGAGAACTACGGCTTCCCTACGATCATGGGGACCGAGAGCGCGAACCTGGTTGACCGGCTCCAGGCCCAGCGTCTCGGACGGAACGTGATCCAGCAGAACGTCCCCATTCCGTGGGGCCAGATTCGACGGACGACGGAGTCGCTCGAGATGATGTGGAACGCCGATGTGGGAGAAGCGACGAAGCGGTTCCTCGGATTCCCATCTACTACACCTCCTCCGAAGTAGCCTCGTTGGTGGGGGGTATCACTTCTGTATCCTCCACCTCCTCCCTGTGTCCCCTTGCGTTGTATCCGGCACGCTTCAGCGCCTTGTAGAGGGTCGTCTCATCCAACTCCAACTCCCGGCTCAGCGAGAGCACGCCCTGGGTTTGGACCCGTTCCAGAAGGGCCGGCGTGATCTCGAGCTTCAGGTTGTTCGCTCCGCCTGGCGGCTTGGGCCTGATGTCGTGTCGCTTCAGCTCGGCACGGACCGTGTTCACGCTAACCGCGAAGCGCATGGCCAGCTGGCCCACGCTGTGCTTGTTGTAGAGTACCTGCCACATATGCTGCGGGTCCTTGTATCCCAGCTCCTGTGCTATCCGATCCCATTGAATGGCCATCTGCTTGTCCTTAGGTGTTGAAGGCCCAACCCTCTGTTGTTAGGAAGTACGTGTGAGTAGGCGCGTCGTACTCGACGAGAGACGCGGACTTGAGGGTCTCTATTAGCTCCCGGAACTCGCGCTGCCTCATCCGATTGCTGTTCATCCGGAGCCAGTCGGAGTGGAGCATCTTCCCTCCCCGCCTCTTGAGCTGCGTGAGCAGCCTCGCTTGGTCCTCTCCGAAGGCGTTCTGGTTCATCTCCCCGAAGGCTCCTGGGAGGAAGAGCTCCAGCCACTCCAGGATCTGGAGACTCCGCTTCAAGTTGGACACCGTGAGCACGAGGGTCGAGCCGGCCGCTGCGGACAGGATCATCGCCAGGCGGATAAGGTGATCCGGCTTCCGCTCCGAGTAGCCCGCGAACTGCTTGTCGGTGTTCACGGACTCTCCACGTGAGAGGTACCAGTGGTCGTACCACTGCTCCGCTTCCTCGGTCATGTGGAACTCCCCCCGTAACCCGCTCAGGGTTCTGAGTCCCTGGACGAGCCTTGATTCGAGGTCCTTGTCCATAGCTGGGGGTCGGGGGAAGATCCGGGGAGTGTCGTGTTGGATTACGAAGAGGAGCCGACTCATGAACCCCCCACCAAATGCGTCCCGCGGGATAGCGGTCTGGATCCAGTCCATGGTGGAACATGCTAGCATCGAGAAGGCTGCGTTGTAGAGGATCACCTCTCCCCGCGTGATCGTTACGCTCTTGAACTCCTTCGGACAGTCGAAGAGCGCGGTCAGGAGTGGGATCATCCCTTCCTGGTACTTCTGCTTCCCGAGGAAGACCGCGAACTCCGGGGCGTAGATCGTGGCGATGCTTTCCGTCTTGTCTTGGAACGCTGCAGTAAGAGCTTCAGGGGTAGCTTTGTCTGCAAGTACAGTTCCACCACCTTTCCGCAACAGGGACATTGCAACATTGCAAGCACTTGTCTTCCGGCACTTCCCGGAAGGGGCGACGATAAGAACTGCAAGGTTAGGGTAGATTTGATATGCCCCTTTATCGTAGTAGACGTCCCGGCCCAACACACTTCCAATAGCGACACATCCCGCGAAGAAGTGGAAGACATCTGGAGGCTCCGTGTTGAGAGTGAAGAGCATGTAGTCTGAGAGCCAGCTCTGCGCTGGCACCAGGGACATGAAGTCGGGGATCCTCCTCTTCTTCATGTCCAGGGCAGCCGTCAGCTCCGTCTCGCTTAGGTGGAAGCTACGTTGCATCGCACGGAGCAGTTCCGGCGGCCGCGAGGCGGGGGGCAGAAGTAGAACCCACTCCATGACTTGGTTGTACAGCGCTCCTCCCCTCACGTCCTCCGCTCCGACTAGAAACTCCATCAGCTTCGCGATTTGTTGACTGATAGGGAGGGGTTGCGTCACGCGAACCGCCGGAGGTACGCTATGTTGTAGTATGTGCATGCAAGCTCCTCCTTTGTCAACACTGCGTCCATCCGCAACGGCCCCGTTCCCCGCAAATCGATCCCCGGCTCGAAGCGCTTGAGGTGTTGCCCGAACTTGACGGGCTTGCTGGTGTCCACACTCGCCTTGATCCCCTGCTCCTCGAAGATGGTGCGGATGGACTTGAGCTCCGACAGGGTGTTCACTCCCAGGAGGTGGTGCCGTACCCCGTACTTCTTGAACTCGTGGAGGTGCGCCCGGATCCATTCTCCTCGTGGCTCCTTGAAGGGCCAGAAGAACCAGACACAACCTCGGCTTAGCGCCGCCGCGATGAACGTGCTACGTGCGTTGGGCTCCCCGCCCGTTACGACGATCCCGACAGGATACTCCTTCTTGAACACACGGAGCGTCTCTTCATACTGCTCCCAGTTCCACGTCCTGTCGCCGAGCCGGTCTGGTGCAACGACCACTGTGGGGTTGATGGCCCTCGCGGCCAAGCGGAGCTCGACTGGGCTCAGCGGGACGCCTAGCTCGTGGAAGCTGTTGTCTAGGATCACTTCCCTGCCACGAGCACTCATCTCCCTGTAGAACTCGGCGTAGAGCTTGTTGTCCAGAACCATGTGAGCGAGGGCGAAGTCCATCTCGCACAGCGGCGAGAGGTCCCAGAGGTGTTCGACGGGAATCTCCATGCACAGCTTCACTTCGCCACCTCGACCTTCACTTCGACACAGATGCTCCCTACCACGTCCCTGAACCGGTTCCTGTCCAAGAGGAACGCGATCACGGTGCCACAGCGGATGCACTGATACGCTGGGTGCAGGGTCTCCTCCGCTCGTCCCTGGGTCGTCACGTTGTACACCTTGGTAAAGCAGCCACAGTTACATGTGGGACAGATGTTGTGGCTATCCCGCTCGATGTCACCAATTCTCATAGTCCTAGCTCCTTCTTGAAGGTCATCTGTGCTTCCCCTTCCAGCTTCGTCTCCATCCAGTTCCTCGGCCCGTAGCTCGGCTCGGCGGGCACGCGCCATCCGTGAGGATAGAACTTGCGCACTGTAGCTGGATCGCGTGAGGCGTCCACGATTTCCGGCCATGAGCGTTGCATCACACTTGTGAGACATTCCGTAGCCTCCTTCACTACATCCCTGTGACTCACGACCACGAGCTCGTCGTGCACGGTGAGCCTGACACTCGCTCCGTGTGGGAGCTGCTCGTCCGCTTCCCGTATCGCGACGTACATCATGTCCGCGCCGGTGCTTTGGGGAGGGAAGTTGTACATCTCCGTCACTTGCCTGGTGTACCACCACCTGCGTCGGCCGAAGGGGTTAGCGAGGAAGTGCTGTCGCTCGACCTGTTCCTCGAGGGACTTACGCCACTTCTCGTATACATGGTACCGGTTGAAGAAACGGAAGAGGAAACCTTCCACCCAGGTCTTGCTTGTGCCGAGCTGCTGGGCGATGGACTGCGCGCCTCGTCCGTAGCCGAGGCCGTAGACGATGAACTTCGTGGCGTAGCGGTAGTTATACTGTTTACCTGGAACTGGGTCTCGGACTCGAGAAAGAGGTATACCGAAACCCTCCGCGGCTGTAACTTCATGAATGTCGACACCAGACGCCAGAAGTCCGAGACCGTAGGGATCCCCACTGAGCGCCATTGCAATTCGCCACTCGACCTGGCTCCAGTCCACCGAGATGAAAACGTGATCTGGAGTGTCCGGGATGTAGATCTCCCGGAGCTTCTTCGGAATGTTCTGGGCGTTCGGATCCCACGAATTGATACGCCCAGTTGCCGCTTTAGCACACCCGAAACGTGGGTGGACGAAGCCCTGTTCATCTGTCGGTACCTCGAGGTTCGTTGACACGGTGTGGTGAGCGCTTCGGATCTCGTTGATCAGGCCCAGGATCTTGTTCTCCGGGAACTTCTCGACGAGTGCTTCCACCGCCGCTGCGTTCGCCGTAGCACGCATCCCACCCTTCTGGTCCTTGGTGTGTTGGACTGGAAGGCCCAGAGTGTCGTAGAGGAGACGCATAAGCTCCTTGGGGCTCTGGACGTTCAGGTTCGGCTGGCCCACTGCGTCCCGGAGCATCTGCTCGTACTTGTGTGCCCCGGTCCGCATCCCGTTGGCCCAGAGTGCCGCTTTGTCCACGTCCTTCCGAATTCCTCGGTCGGCCATCCGCCGGAGGATCGGTTGGAGGGGCATCACGTTGTTGTATAGGAGCGTATCCATCCCCATAGAATGGATCTCGTCTCGCAGGCCCAGGTAAGCCCGGGTGGTCGCGTCAACGTCCTTCGCGCAGCCTGTGGCCAGTCCAACCTCATCTCCCTTGTACATAGAGTCATCTTTCCAGTGCTCCATGTCCGTGTAGAAGGTCTTGATGTTGTCCAGGCTCTTAGGTAGGTCACTGTTTGTGAGGTGGAACATGAGCATCGTGTCACAGGTGGGCCCTACTACTCGGAAGTCGGGCCGCTTGGCCTCGAAGAGGGGCCAGTCGTAGGACTCGGAGTTTTGTCCGACTTTAGTAATCGTAGGATCTGCGAGGAGCCCGTAGAGTAGGCGCTGAGCTTCAAGGGTCCAACGGAAAACCCGAGCGTGACCGACGAACGACCCGACCCCGTAGCACTTGACGTGAGCTTCATGGACGTCGAGGCTCGTTGTCTCTGCGTCGATGCTGATGAAGCCGGTGAGTTGGGCTTCTCTTCTAACAGCATCTGCATAATCCGTAACATCAGGGAGGATGGTATACTCCACTGGGATGCGACGGACTTGTGGGAAGAGCGACTCCCGTTTCGCTTTGACGAGGTCCCAGACGACGACCGGCCAGAACGTTTGCGTACGCATGACGAACGCGGGGTGAAACGTGGGGAGAACCTTCCTTCCTCCAGCGCCCTCAATAGGGATCCCGCGATAGCTACCGATCTCTGTCTTTCCTGTAGTGACGTAGAGCGCAGTCGCTCCGAGAGGGACGAGGAGTTTGGGGTTGACGAGTTTGAGCTCGTTGACGAGGTAGCGGGCACACCATCGGATTTCTTCATCGTCTGGCTTCCTGTTCTTGGGAGGTCTGCATTTGACGGCGTTGGTTATGTAGACACTGTCCCGGGGGATGCCTGCCTGGCCCATCAGCGCAGTGAGCACACGGCCGGAGCCCCCGACGAAGGGAAGGCCCCTGCGGGCCTCCTCCTCGCCGAGTGCTTCGCCGATGAACATCATGTCCGCGTCCGTGGGTCCGACACCATAGGCGTACCCCTCACCAATCTCGTAGAGGGGGCACGCCATACAATCATCGGGCTTGGGTCCCGTGATCAGCTTCTTCTGGCACACAGGGCACAGCCCTGTGTGGCTGTGGAGATCGGCCGTAGCGGCCGCTCCTCCTGGCCCCGCTTTGCAGACGGAGTTTTGACACTTCACATCTTCCTCCGTCTCTTGTTGTCGTCTATCCAACCCTGGACGGAGTCCATCATCCCGTCACGTTCGCTGTTGGAGATCCAGAATACGGCTCCCTCTCCCTCCGGAGCTGCCTTGTGCTCTCCGAAGGGAACGAGGAACAGGCCCCATCCCCAACCCGCTGGTACTTCCTCGTCGATCAGAGTGGCCAGGGTACGCAGTGCCCGCTCGATCTCTTCGTTCCGGACTTGGTAGCGTTCGTCCGTTGGTGGGGGGTAACGTTTTCCTTTGTTTGCTTGCTTCATCTGGCCTCCACTCGTGGGTACCCGATCATGCGGAGGAACTCATCTCGGGTGGGGTGATTGGTCATGAAGAGCCCGCGCATGGCACTGCTGACGACGTCTGCGTCGGAGCGGACCCCCCGATGGCGCATGCAACCATGCCGCCCCACAACAACGACTCCAGCTCCTTTCGCATCTGTGGCGTGCTGCAACAAATCAACCACTGCGTCGGTGTACGTTTCTTGCATGATGGGTCCTGTAAGAGGTTGTTCAGCGACGCGAGCCAGTTTGCTGAGACCGAGGACTTCTTTATGCGGAATGTAACCGACGTACACGCGCATCTCCACCGGAACGAGATGGTGCGGGCAGACTCCATGTACAACGTGTCCTCGTAGGATAACCATCGAGTCGTGTTGCTCAGGGAAGGTAGCGAAACTGTTGTGCCTGGGAGTAAACAGTTCCCGGTACATACGTGCGACGCGTGCAGGCGTGTCCTTGTAGTTACGGTCATGGAGGTCTACACCCATCCCTTCTAGCAGGAGCTTGACTCCCGCTTGCATCTTCCGGTCGTCGAAGCGTTGTTTGGTTTTCATCGGACGTTGATGAACTTGTGGAACTGGGTGCTCAGTCTCAGCTCCGGGTAGGCGACCACAATGTCCTCGGCGTTCTGCATCTCGTTCTCGTCGATCACCGTCTTCTTGTTCCGAGGCTGCAGGTACACGAGCTTGTCCGTGTTGGCCCAGCGGCGAGCCTGCTCCACTGTGGGCCAGTCTTCCGGGCTGTCTCCGAGGCCGTTGAGGATGACTTTGAGCTCGGAGGCCTGTTCGATCATAGTGGGCAGATAGCCCGGCTTGGGTGACACGGTGATCCAGTCAATGTCACCGTGTCGGAAGGGATCGTACTCCACCGTGCCTGAGGTCTCCACGTGGACCGTGAGTAGCTGTTCGTGAGCGAAGTCCACGAGCGGGCGGAGGTTGCGATCCAAGGGCTCCCCACCCGTAATGCAGAGGATGTGGTAGGGGTAGGCCCATTCCATGATTTGGAGGGGAGTGTGCAACCCCCCACCAAGCTTCGGGTACATCTGGTCGAAGTCCGTATCGCAGTGGGTGCATACACCCTGGCCTACGGAGCAGCCGACCATGCGGACGAATGCCATCGGGGTGCCTGTGAAGAGGCCCTCTCCTTGGATGGACTTAAACTTCTCCGCGAGTGGGTAATTCATACACTTCTCCCTTCCCGAAACTTCGTGTAGACGTCCTCGTCGTACAGGGTCTCTTTGGGTCCCGTCTCGTCCCCAATGTCTAGGGATACAGAGCTCCCTTCGTGGTCGTACCTTGTCAGGAACTCCCAGAGATGGCTAAGAACGTCGCTCCTCATAGAGTATCCCGTTGTCCCATCGACGCCGTCGATGTTAATCTGGAACATCTTCATACACGCCCCTTTATCAAGTGCACTTCCCTGTTTACTCGATCCGTGGTAGCCCATCCACCGTCGGACTCTAACACCCGGACCTCCTTCACGCTGTACGCGAGGTCCTGCATGTGGTTGAACATGAGCGACGCGATGTGCTCCGCACTGGGGTTGCGGCTCAGGAGCATGAAGCGGTTCTCCGTCGACTCGAAGTACGCTTGGGCCGGGTCCCCCTTAATCAGGAGCATCGTGTGGTCGAGTTGGTCCAGGAGCTTCCGCATATCCCGCTTCAGGATCGAGAAGTCGGTCACGAGGCCCACTGCGTCAGGGTTGCCCATCACCGTGACTTCGAACACGTAGTTATGGCCGTGAAGGTTTGCGCACAGCCCGTCGTGCCCCAGCAGCCTGTGTCCCATGGCGATCGTCACTCGGGCGGTACAATTCATCTAGCTGCTCCTTGGTGGGGGGTACATTTGCCGATTCGAAGAGGGGGTCGTGGTGAAACCCGTTCTCCAGCTGATGCGAGAGGACCATCAGGCCCCAGCCCACTGCGCCGATATGGTCATCCACTGTCAGGAGGTTGTTCATCCCGTCGCGGAGCTCTTCCATACGCTCTGGCCAGGTTCCTTCTTGTTGGGCGACGTAAGCGAGGCCCCGACGGAAGGCGTCTTGAAGTGTGAGCAGGTGCGCGATCGTGTGGTTGAGCACGTCGGAGGTCGGGAGACCCTTCTCCCAGTTACCTTCTCCGTATAGTAGTGCCCCACCATCCGCCTGGCCAGATTCGTCGACGGAGCCAGTCGCACGCTGTGCGATACGCTCGATCAGGGAGTGGACGACTAGGTCGTACCGGATCACTCGGCCGCTGCGTTTGGCGCCCGTAGGATAAGTGTGCATTCCAGCCCCGACTCCGACGGAGGCAGTCTGGGCACTCGAGCCAATAGACATGTTTACTCCAATGTGAAAGGGGGGCCTGGTGCCCCATCAATCTGCACCAGGCCCTACGTGGATCCGTCTTCCGGGTCATGGCCCTAGCGGGCGATGTCCGTGGGGAGGTACTTCACGACCTTGTTACGGTCGCTGTAGCCCTGCTGCCCCTTCTCGGTGGTGATGGCAGCGCAGACCTCGAGCTGGAGGAGCTGGTCCGTGTCGTCCAGCGTGTCGTCCTCGCCCCAGCCGAGGGCGTCCTTCAGGAGCTGGTCGAGCTTGAAGGTCTTGCCCTTCGCCAGCGTGAGGATGTCCCACACGGCGCGGCCGAGCCACTCGCCCTCGTCGATGCACTTGAGCATCAGGTTGATGTAGGGTTCCTTCCCCTCTCCCGCGGCCTTCTTGATCTCGGCGCGGTCGATGCGGAAGGTGTAAACGGCGTCCGGCATGAGCGTGGACGCGAGGTCTCCGGTGCGGACGGGTCCGCCAGGCAGTTGTGCCATGTTACGCTTCTCCTTGACCACGTGTCGTGGTCGTTGTGGGCGTTGTGCCCCTTCCAGAGGCTCCCGGTTTGGGAACCTCAAGTCGCTTCACAGCCGTCATGTCGCCCATCATCAGGGCAATCACGTCTGTGATGTTTGCCAGGATCGGATCGGGAATGGGTGTGCCACCCGGAGCTCGGATGCCACTCACTCTCTTCCCCTGGTTCTTCGTCCGGAACACACGTGTGCTGCCCCGGAGCTCTCCGTATAGGGTGGCGTCCGTTTCCCCTGTCAGCTTCTTCGGCAGTTGTTGACCTGGTAAATCGGGCACCTCGTACTGGACCTTGATCTCGTTCCCCTTCTCGTCGAAGCCCATGGACTCCTCGAGGATGGTTACTCGGGAGGTGAGAACGAGGTGTGCTTCCAGCGACAGGAACAACTTCATGGCCTGTTGTCCCTTCTCCGAGATGTAGCTGTAGACACGTCTGGGATCCTTCCCTTTCTCCATCCCCCAGACGTCCTTCCACCCCATGATCTTCATTCCGGCTTGCATCCACAGCTCCCCGCATCCGGGTCCGAGGCTGTCGATGAACACGGTCTCGAAGATCTCACCGTCTAGCTCCACGCGGCCAGGTGTCTTCCGGAGCGTGGCGATCAACTGGACCATCTCGTCCCAGCTTCTCACTCGCACGGCCGGTAGATCCAGATCTGACAGGGTCATCAGACCCCCGGTGCTTCCTGCCTCCGTGCTGATCACGAGGGGCTTGGGACACGTCCGTGCAAGATGTGTCTTACCCCATCGCGGAGGTGCGTACACGAGGATCGTCGCCCTTGGCGCCTTGAGACTGCTCGTGCGCAGGAGTTCGAATGGCATTACGCTATGTCCCCTCTCTTCCCCGTGACCGCGAAGCTGATCCGCCCACCGAC